GTTCTCTGAACAGTATCTGTTGGTCATATCTTTCGATATGCCTGACATGTAGTCTCATACTCCAAGGCTTGATAACCTCAGACTATTGAACTCTATGTCTAAGAAACATGGAATTTCTCAATAAGATATTATAAAATTAATTATAATATGATAGATAACAAATTAAATCTTATCCTGGTTTGGATAGTATCTAATTGGTTTCCTATCATCCCTATTGAGGTACGTAATCTTGTATTACGAACATGGATTGATTTAATCAAGACATGGATCTCCAATAATGGAGTGCCTCACACTATTAAAAGAATCAAAATGATCCGTTTGATAGTGACCCGGTATCTATGTGGTCAACCTTTATTGGTTAATGACCTCATGGTTGGTGTATCCAAAGATGGATTTCCAACGAGTATTTCCTTTATGAAGGAATTACTAGATTCTGGGGATTCACAATCTGTTAGTTTTGTTCTAACATTACTCGGGATTTCTCGAGCAATGAAAGCAGAAGGTAGAGTTAGTTATAACTCTATTTCTGATCCTTTCAAGGGAGTTTCTAAAACTCTTCCTAAAGATTTTATTAATCTTTTTGTGAAGGACTTTTGCCTTGTTCTTGAGGATAACAAGATTACAGTACGTGACTTCTTTTTATCATTGAAGTCAGGGCCTCTCGGTGGTCCAGCTATTTTATTAGCTCACCACGCTACCCGTTATTTTACAGGTCGTAACCTTTGGGGATTAAATATCCTTTTAGGTGAAGAGGGCATGAGATGGTTTAAGGAGTTATTCTTGAACACGAAACTCTTGATTAAAGAGAGTTCGAGAAATCGAAAACTTCATATCATCCATGATCCTGAATTAAAAGAACGTGTGATTGCAATCTTTGATTACATATCACAGATGGCTTTTGAGCCATTATCTCAATATTTATTTAAAACATTGAGATCTATCCCTCAGGATAGAACGTTCACTCAGGATCCCAGAATTCTTGATAAAAGAAGTGGGGAACTTTTCCATTCATTGGATTTAAGTTCTGCCACAGATAGATTTCCTATTGATCTACAAGTAGATCTTTTGGATTCTATTGAACGTGCTGGTAACAAACCATACCGAGGAATCGGAAAGGCTTGGAAATCATTAATGGTTAATGAACCATTTTTGACACCAGAGGGTGACTTAATCACTTATAGTGTAGGTCAACCAATGGGAGCACGATCTTCATGGGCTACATTTACATTGTCCCACCATTTGGTAGTTCAATATGCAGCCTATAAATGTGGTCAGTACCCTTTCAAGGAATACATCCTGTTAGGAGATGACATCGTTATTTATAATAATGATGTTGCACTAGCATATAAGGAGGTTATCAACTCTTTAGGAGTTGATTGCTCTCCAAGTAAGTCTCATACAAGTGAAAACACGTATGAGTTTGCGAAACGTTGGTTCCGTAATGGAATCGAAGTTTCGGGTGTGCCTCTTAAGGGATTTCTCGCAAACTGGAAAAATCCAGTTTTACTATTCCAAGATATACTATCTTTAGTATATGGCGGGCGAGGACCTAAATCCATTATTAATAGCGTTAAACTTGCTATAGACCTTTTAAAAGGGCTGGGTTATACCAGATCTCAATTGAGATTCTATTCAAGTATGTTTAATGATATACGGTTTACTTACCGTGTTTCATTAGACTTTCCGGACTTTGAACTGTTAAGACAGTTCTTAGCAGATGCTAGTTCCGGTAACGACTATATAATGCCAGCTACTGAAGCAACTCTATTAAAAGAATTTAATAGAACTTCATCACTGGTGGTGAATGGGATGGTAATGAATGTTTGTCATACTTTAAGTAAGTATTACCAAAACTTTAAAAATAGTTTTGGGACATTTATTACTAATTCATCCAGTATAATTAAAGTAGAGGAATTGTATAAAATTCATCCTTTAACTTATGCATTATATTCATCGGTTTATTCCTTTGAAGAAATGAATAAGGCTTTAAATTATACCATGGATCTTAACAGACAGTTAACTACTGTTACTGTTTTAGATCTGGAGAAACTAAGTTTTCAATCGCGTACTGCGATTGATGTGATATTCACATACCGAACTTTTGCTCGGAAACTTAGACTTGCGATGAAGTTTGATCCTTATGAAATGGTAATGAAAGCGCAGAGTATGCGTTTTGGACGTTCTTTGATGGACATCCGGTTAGCTTTTCAAAAAGATAACCCTTTACTTAAAACAGGGATGCTAGTTAAGTCATTAGACCTATCTATGCCAGACTGGTAGAGCGAAAGCTCCCGCGGC